AAAAATATGCCAGATTCGCCTAAACACTCAACACCCACACCGCCCCACGGCAGTCCATCCTAAAAATAATCGTCGTGTCTCCCGCTTCCAAAGAATCTAACGCCTCTTCCAATGTCTCTACAGATATCTCAAACTCAGCACACTCTCCCTCATGTATCACCAGAGACTTCATCTCACTACCGCCTACCTCAACGGCGTTAAACATTTCCACTCCTCGCTACTTGTATCTTTGGATATATCTTTCCAGCTACAAACTGCTCTGAAACTTCTGAAAAATATCTCCGGTGACCTTGTATACTCCTCCCCAAAACCGCTATGCCCCGCCGGGGGGTGGCCCCTATGTAGCTTCTCATGGTAGGGGCGGCTGGGGCCCCGGCCGCCGGGGCCACGGCCGGCGGCACCTATTAAATCCTGCCCAGTCCCAATGTTACCACATCCACCACATCCACCAAATTAACCAAATATTGCTAAAAGTCACGCCTAAAGAGAGTCTTGACAGGGGATAGGATATATGATATCGTTTATCTATCAAATAATTGGAGTTTAAAAAAATGTCCAGCATAAATCTTACATCCGAACACCTGGCATTCATCCTGAATATATCCCGTGAATGGCAACGCGAGCCTATGAAATCCGCAGTCGTACAAGAACGTATGAATGCCAAATTCCCAGAGTCGGAACACGTAGCAATCTGGCAACGTCTACTAGTCGCAATCGGAGTCAAATAATGGCGATAACTAGCAGGAAAGAATTAATGCGATTCAGTTGAATTAGCCTAATTTAAATCTGGAGTGTCCAAAATGACCGAATTACTGACCACGTCCGCAAAAATCGAAAAGTCTGACGCCTACAGCGATGAATTCAAAACATCCATCATGTACGCATTGCCAGCGATGCAATCTGGGCACAATGCGTGCCCCGACGCTGGTGTGTGTGCCAATGCCTGTATAGACACCACCGGCCGTATGCCTATGGTAAAGGCGGCTAGGGAATACCGCTCAAACCTCTTCTATGATAATCGTGCCGAATTTGGCGCACAACTGATAGCCGAGACACAAGAGAATATCAAACGCAATGACAAAAAAGGTCTCCGCACGGCAGAGCGTCTGAATGGTACGACGGATTACGCCTGGGAACACATCCGGTTTGACGGTCAATCCATGCCTGAGCGTTTCCCAAACGTCCAATTTTACGACTACACGAAGAGCGTAAAACGTGCCAGGCAACACGCCAGCGGCACTATGCCTAGCAATTATCACTTGACGTTTTCACGGTCAGAATTGACGCCGGATAGCCTAGTGACCGAATTGGTCGAGTCTGGGCAGAATGTCGCTGTGGTATTCGACGCGATACCGGAGACGTGGTTAGGCTTGGAAGTAATCAACGGCGACGAACATGATTTGCGATTCCTAGACAAATCAGGCGTAATCGTGGGCCTCAAAGCGAAGGGGCCAAAGGCGAAACGGGATACCGCCGGATTCGTCGTCCGACTAGTCACGAAAATCGTTGACGGTCAGATAGTCACAATCTAGCCTGATTCACTGATTCAGAGGCTCAGATTCTGAGCCTCTGGCGCGGCTGAATCAGCCGGAATAAATCTATATTTGGAGTACTCAAATGTCACAAGCTTTTACCGCAATCATAACCGACACAGGCGCAACCGTAGGCATGGCAACCCAAGACGTACCCGGCTATTACTTGCTGGACAATATGCCAGAGTTCAAGACCTACGCCGAGGCTGACGCAGTCGCTGACGAATTCAATGCCAAGATGGGCCTGTCCAAGCTGGACGCGTTCAAAATCGTAGCCTCGACAAATAAATATTGGCTGATTCTGGAAGCTAGGGTTTGGATAGGCGAGTGTGTATGGGGAGACCTTGACCCAGAGGACATCGCCAGCCTATCAGACGCACAGATACGCGCAGGCATCAACCGACACTACGCCGGAGGCTGGACGCAGTTTGTCAAGGATGGCGAATGATGACAACGCCAGATAATTCATATGGCACAATCTAAAATCTGAAATTTGGAGTGTAAACCATGCCTAACATCACCACAAAAAACGAGCGCCTGGACGGTATGTGCGAATTGGTCGAAACAGCGAGGAGATGGATTGACGAGCCATTGCCAGACTCTGCAATGGTGCGCGAATGCATAGACGGCGTGTTGCACACGCGAACCGGTAGACTGCTACGCTCCGCACCCAACATTAACGCAAAACCGCTAGGTAATGTGTTCTGGCACTTGCTCAACTGGCACACAAGCGGTGGCTACCTCGGGACATTGTTCAATTGCAAGTGGAAATGCTGCGACATTGCCCGGGCGCGAGGCCTGGATATCACAGGAGAGGACCTATACTCTATGCTCGAAACGCTATCAATCGTGACGCGCGGCGGATCCTCACCAGCCGTTGACCGATGGGCGCACGCGCTAGGCCGCGCCAACTAATCAAATAATATGTACACCGAGGAGGAGATGAGATGGCACCGAAACCGTTTAGCCACCGCCTTGGGCGGTGGCTCAGAAACCATAGCCAACAATATACAGTCACAGCAGGTTGTGGCCACACCACCACCATCAACCTGGTCGGCCCCACGACGTGGAGGGATAGACACCTGCGCTGGATGCAATCTACGGACGGCACATGCAATCCCTGCTATGCCAGCACGAAACGTGCGATTGAGGCTAATCGGTTCCTTGGGTGGTGGATTAGCGAAGGAACCGTGCAAATGTTACATCGGCTCAACACGGATGGCCGAGCAGTTACGGGCACAGCAGATGGATGCTCACTATGCCGATAAGGTACTCCGGGCCTCAACCCTCTCCGGAGGGTAGGCGAAAGCCAAATCGAACAGGGGGCGGTCTGAACATTTCCCTGAGCTGGACAACGGTGGGAATTCCCACTGACCAACGGCATGAGGGCTGACAGCGCTCCCCAACAGGAGAACCATGACAGAGCAAATGTCCATAGTTGACCAACTGGTGAACCAGTACAACCAAATCAACCGACGGTACGAGACCCTCGCCAAAGACGAAAAGACCCTCCGCAAAAGGGTCGGTTACCTGACCGACGAGCAAATGGCCGAGTACGTCAAGCTCACCAGCCGGAGTTAGCATAGGCGTCTGGGGATGGTAGGCACAACATGCCTTGGTTGGCTCTGAGAACGCCGCACAACGGTTTTACCCCAGAGTCAACCAATCATCGGCGTCCACCGCTCCCTCGTCAGTATCAACCATCGTGGTGCCATCGTTTTTAGCTCCATGGTTGAGAACCACCACGACTTGAGTAACACCGCCAGTGGCTTGAGACTGAGGAGCTAAAAGCCCCGCCGCTTCGCCGATGAGCTTCAAAGCTCCATTCGCTGCTGAAAATTGCTTGGCTTCCATAGCTCCATCGTAGCTAGCCTCAGCTTTATCTACGAGCAGTCCTCTATCCCACGCTCGTTTTTCCACAACAGAGGCATCAATAGCGGCTTTGAGCTGTTGGATTCTGGTGGCCACGTAGTGGTCACCAACCAATGCTGATGCTGCACGGGTGATAGTAGACCGCAGCATAGAATCCGCATCGTAGGCGGTTGTATACGCTTGAGTTTGGCTCATCCCGTCAACGATAGCCTGACAAAAAAGCTCTTGTTTTTGCGTTACCCCGGTTATTGGGTCAATAGCTCGCATTGGTCTACCCTCAATCCCAAATTTCCCTTAAGGGAAAGTTTGGGATAGCGTTTGGGAAACTTTAACGGTTAGTTACAAGACACAGATATCCCGGTGACATTTTGGATTTTGCGATTACATCACGTATTGACGTTGATGCCTCCCGGTTTCCACAATCCCTGGGACCTACTAAAAAGCAGGTCCGTGGAATCCCCTTCCCCGCGTATCGCTACGGTGGACGATTCCCGGAAGACGCGCCCTCAGTATTTCTGGGGGCCAGGGGCATTATTACCACCCCTGCACCAATTCCCCTACATTCTACCACACCCCGCAAGTTCCCTAAAATTGCCCCAGATTCATGCCTAAATTGGGGTATTGACAAGGTATAGGATATATGATATGATTCCCCTATCGAGTTTAGTCGGAGAAATTAAGGGAGAAATTAATGGAGAAGAAAATGAATGACCTTTACACGATAACAACAGTGAATGACGGGACTGGTGAATATAATTGGCCCCCATTGAGCACGTTCTATGGAACAGCCGATGAAGCGAATGCGTATGCTGAAGAATATTTTTCTGAACATGAGTGGTATGTTCTAGATGAAGACGGGGATAATATAAATGGATAGCAAGAGGGGGACCAGTCACCCAACAAAAAATAACCTTACGCAGGATGTGACCATTTTGAGTATTTTAGATAAAGCCACTTGCGGATGTTGCGATACCGTTCGCCAATACATCGGAGAGCACCTAGACCCGTCCGGCGACGGCATCCGGACCGACTCCGACCCCAGCACCATCTACACCGAAATCGAGGCAATGTTCGAGGGCCAGGACGACGGCTCCGGTATAACTAGCCCTGATGAGGCCGGTATCACCCTGGCGCATCTCGAAGAGTACATCAGTAGCTTAGAAGCCGGGGCCGAGGAGGAAGAGCCCACCACGACCTTATGATACAACTAACGACGCTCAACTGCCGTCAATGTGGGCACCAGTGGTTGCCAAGGCAACTAGAAATTAAGCGGTGCCCACGTTGCCAAAAAAAAACCTGGAACCAACCTAAATCAGCCT